TGGTGGTCGTGACATGGCATGGGTTGAGTCTGTCTGTAAGGCGTACGATCCAGACATACTTGTGCTTGACATGGGTGATAAGTTTGGTGTGGCAGGTAACTATGCCCGTCCTGACGAAGCACTCAAGGCTTGTGCTATCTACGCACGTCAGATTGCCAAGACATATGACTGTGCTGTATTCTATATGTCACAGTTATCTGCAGAAGCGGAAGGTAGGTCACAGCTTAATCAGTCTATGATGGAAGGTTCACGTACAGGCAAGGCCGCTGAAGCTGACTTGATGATACTGATTGGCAAGTCCCCATCTGTCGAAGGACAAGAAGAGGACAGTCCACTACGCCATATCAACATTGTGAAGAACAAGTTGAATGGTTGGCACGGTATGGTCAATGTCGAACTTAACTATCAGACAGCGAGGTACGAGGGATGAGGAAACAATTTAGTGAAGCATTGCACGGCAAGCATGATATGCCAGCCCGTGTACGTACAATGGAATACATGCAGATTAAAGGATACGAGATATGGGAGAACCCCAATACCTATGGGCAAGACTTGATTGCTGAAGGTAGCAAGGGTAAGTTCTATGTTGAATGTGAAGTCAAGACAGTATGGAAGACAGACAAGTTCCCATACGATACTGTGCAGTTGCCGGAACGCAAGAGCAAGTTCTTTGATTCACCTACGCTGTTCTTTATCTGGAACAATAAGCTATCTTCAGCCGTCATGTTTAAGTCAGAAGACATTAAGGACTTGACACCAGTTGAAGTATCTAATAAATATATAGCGTCTGGCGAGTTCTTCTACCAGATACCGCTAGACAAAGTTGGAATGGTAAGGATGAGTAAATATGAAACTAACACTTGATGTAGAGAATACAGTTACCAAGCGTGATGGTAAAATGCACCTTGACCCCTTTGAGCCAGAGAACTCACTAACTATGATTGGTGTGTTGACTGACCAAGGTATGGAGCAGCACTTCCCGTTTGACCACAGTGATGTACCCAACCAACAGGACTACTACAAGCGTGTGCAGTGGTATCTGGATGAAGCTACCGTACTCATCTGCCACAATGCTGCACATGACTTGCTGTGGCTGTGGGAGTCAGGCTTTAAGTATGATGGCCCTGTGTTTGACACAATGCTGGCTGAGTATGTATTGCAGCGTGGTATCAAAGAGCCATTATCACTTGAGGCATGTGCAGGGCGTTACGAACTGGACACTAAGAAGCAGGACACGCTAAAGGAATACTTCAAGCAAGGCTACAGCACACGTGACATACCATACAACGAGTTGTGTGAGTATCTATCTGCTGACCTTCACGCTACGCAACAGCTTGCCGATAAGCTGATGTACCGTTTGAATACACCAGCAGACAGTGGCTTGCGTGGTACAGTAGACCTTACTAATCAGGTAGCTGTGTGTCTGGCACGTATCTATCAGCGTGGCTTCAAGGTAGACTTGTCTGTGCTTGAGGATGTGCGTACAGAGTTTGAGCAGGAGAAGCAGCAGCTTGAAACTGACCTGCAAGAGCATGTGCGTAAACTGATGGGTGACACACCTATAAACCTGAACAGCCCAGAGCAATTGTCTTGGGTTATTTACAGCCGTAAGGTTTTGGATAAGCAGTATTGGGGTAATGCTATTGACCCCTACATGGATGATGCTGACTTCCGTAGCTTGATTGCTGGCGGTACACAGCGTCTATACAAGACTAATGCAGAGCAGTGCAGAGATTGCTATGGCTCTGGACAAATACGAAAGGTGAAGAAAGATGGAACACCATTTGCCAGAACTAATAAATGTCAGACCTGTGATGGGGCTGGTTATTTGCTTAGTGATACTGTGGATTTGGCTGGACTAAAGTTCAAACCACCTGCAGCTAAGTGGGCTAGTGCTAACGGCTTCAGTACATCCAAGCAGAACTTGGAACTACTGGAATCTGTAGCCAAGCAACGTGGTATGTCTGATGCAGTAGACTTCTTGTCTAAGGTACGCAGACTGAGTGCAGTTGATACATACCTATCTTCCTTCGTTGAAGGTATCTCAACACACACCAAACAAGACGGGATGCTTCACGTCCGTCTGCTTCAGCATCGCACTGCTACTGGCAGGTTCAGTGGTGCTGACCCTAACATGCAGAACATGCCTCGTGGCGGCACGTTCCCTGTGAAGAAAGTATTTGTGTCACGATTTGCTGGTGGCAAGGTAATGGAAGCTGACTTCGCACAGTTGGAGTTCCGTGCTGCAGCCTACCTATCACAAGATGAGGTGGCTATTGAAGAAGTATCTACTGGATTTGATGTACACTCATACACCGCTAAAGTTATTAGTGATGCTGGTCAGCCTACGAGTAGACAGGATGCGAAAGCGCATACATTCGCACCACTCTACGGAGCAACGGGCTACGGCAGAACGAAAGCGGAAGCAGAATACTACACACACTTCACAGACAAGTACCAAGGGGTTGCCAATTGGCATACCCGACTGGCTAAAGAAGCTGTGAACACAAGAAAGATTACCACGCCCAGTGGTCGTGAGTTTGCGTTTCCCGATGTGGTACGTAAGCATACTGGACGTGTCTCACACTTTACACAGATTAAGAACTACCCTGTGCAATCGTTTGCTACAGCAGATATCGTACCAATTGCATTGCTGCACATTGATACATTGCTAAAGGGTATGCAATCGTGTATAGTGAATACAGTGCATGACAGTATTGTTATTGACGTACATCCTGATGAGGAATCACAGGTAATCAATGTCATACAGCAGACTAATGAAGCACTACCTTATCTCATCACCCAACGCTGGGGAGTTGAGTTCAATGTGCCACTATTATTAGAGGCAAAAATAGGTCCGAATTGGCTTGACACCAAGGACGTAACCTGATATAACTATGCATCTTACAACTGAAAAGGAGTTAATAAACATGAACGACATTACAACAATTGATACTAATAACTACGCTGAAATGGCAAAGGCTATGGGTCTTGCTAACGAGGCACCATCACAGAAGAAGCAAGGCATGTTCCTTGCACGTCTGCGTATCAACCACACACCTATCATTGGTGCGGAAAAAGTACACGTTAAAGGTGGTACATACAAGCTAGAGATTCCTGACGGGCCTACATACTATGCTGAGTCGGCGGTTATGCGTCCATTCCTACAACGTTTCATGTACAAGAAGTTTGTTATGGGTAACGCTGGCAATCCTAATCGTTACGTTAAGACTGTTATGGCTGATACGCTTAACATGGACTTGAAAGATAACGATGGTGGCTTTAACTGCGGTAAGCCATCAGGTTGGATTGAAGACTTCAAGGCGTTGCCAGATGCAACGAAAGAACTTATTCGTTCTATCAAGCGTGTTCGTGTTGTCATGGGTATGGTCGAGTTAGTCAATCCAAAGGATGCAGATGGTAATGCTGTTGAGTTAGATGCTACACCATTTATCTGGGAAGTGGAGAACCGTGATGCTTTCAAGACTGTAGGCGGTGTGTTCACACAGCTTGCTAAGATGAAGCGTCTTCCTGTGCAGCATAACGTGACGCTGAATACAGAAGAGCGTAAGCTACCTAATGGTAACAGCTTCTATCTGCCAGTGACATCACTTGATGTTACTAACGTCATCGAACTTACACAGGATGACCAGACAAAGTTCGCTGACTTCATGGCTTGGGTTACTAACTACAACGAATACATTATCAATACCTACGCAGAGAAAGCCTCTGCTAAAGGTGATGCTGATTTGGATGATGTGGATATTGACGGTGTTGTTGATATCGAGTTTGAAGAAGAGGTAGCATAATGAATCACCCTGCTGAACTGGCACTGCATCAGTATCTTGAGAATGCCACTACTGGTAAATCAAGTATGTCACAACAGACAATCAAACAGATTGGTCTTGATGTGATGTCTGCTGCAGCACGTCAGTTCGGTGGGGGCAACAAGCGTGACAAGTTTGCTTTGCGTATGTCAAACGTAGGCAGGCCGACTTGTCAACTCTGGTACGATAAAAACAAGCCAGAGGTAGCTGTCCCCCTACCGACAACATTCGTAATGAACATGATGATTGGAGACATCGTTGAAGCTGTCTTCAAAGGTATTCTCAAAGAAGCAGGAGTGAAATATGAAGACACGGATAAAGTTTCTCTTGACCTTGGTGACGATAGCGTTTCTGGTTCTTATGACCTCATCATTGATGGTGCAGTTGATGATATTAAATCAGCTTCAGACTGGTCATACAGAAACAAGTTTGAATCCTATGACAGTCTTGCCAGCGGTGATGGCTTCGGGTATGTGGCTCAGTTAGCTGGGTATGCCAAAGCATCCGGCAAGAAAGCAGGCGGCTGGTGGGTAGTGAACAAAGCCAACGGGCAGTTCAAGTATGTACCAGCTACAGGTCTTGACATTGATAAAGAGGTATCCCAAATAAAGGATACGGTTCAGACAGTAAAGGAGAACAAGTTTGAAAGATGTTTTGAACCAGTGCCTGAGACTTTTCGTGGCAAGCCCACAGGTAATAAAGTCCTTAATGACGGATGTAAATTTTGCAGCTATCGCTTTGATTGCTGGGATAATCTTACTGAGTTACCTGCTGTAAAGTCACAGGCAAAGAACCCGCCCACAGTGGCATATGTTGAATTAGCAAAGGAGTATATAAATGGAGATTGAAATCAATGAACTCGCAGAGCAAATCAAGGAAGCGGAAATGCACCTTGCGGAACTTCGGAAGGAGTATCGTGAACGGAAGACTGCAGGTTTACGTGCGGCGATATCAGCACGTAATGAAGCAGATAAGGTCTTGCGCCAAGAGTTACAGGCTCTAGGCTACCGTAGCAATCCTTTTATCTCATGGCGTGACGTTGGCTAACGCAAAACAATTTAGGGCAGCACGGAAGTATGGGTATCGTAGCGGTCTGGAACTCAAGGTATCTGACTATCTCAAGGAATTAAAAATTGACTTCCTATACGAGCAGGTCAAGATAGAGTGGGAAGACTTGGCGTACAGAACATACACCCCCGATTTCGTGCTGTCCAATGGCATTATCATTGAAACAAAAGGACAGTTCACCGCAGCAGATAGACGCAAGCATCTGGCTATTAAAAAGCAGCATCCCAAGTTGGATATTCGTTTTGTGTTTGAAAGTAGCAGACGCAAACTTCGTAAGGGTGCTAAGTCTACATACGGTGAGTGGTGTATTAAACATGGCTTTAGATACTATGACAGGATTATTCCTGAAGATTGGTTGAAGGAGAAGGGTAAGAACAAGCATCCAAAGTTTATTAAGTTTGGCGGCACAAAGGTGAAAAGGAGATAGAATATGGACATAATGGATAAACTATCTAAGGAAATACACAACGAAGATTTCCTCATACGTGTCAGACCATTCGCTGATGATGATGGTAAGTGGTCTGGCGAGGTTGATATATCAATCATGGCAATGCCACACAATCCTATGGATGACGATGACTACTATCAGGTCATGCACTTTGCCAAGATGATGTGCGCTGCAGTACCTGTCATGGAAGAGGTGGAAGAGTTACGCAATATTGTACACGAATATGTAACGAAAGTTATTGACAACGAAATGGATATTGATGTAGATTTAGAGGATGCGGGTAAGGAAGCATACTCTGGTCACACTGTTGACGGTAATGTAATACACTTGCACTTTAACACTAAAACAAAGGGGTCAGCATGAGTAGACAAGAAGACTACATGAAAGCAATGATGATACAAGAGGAGTTACGTATGGCACAAGCAAATAAACAAAGTGATAATGTTGTTGATATGGTCAACAGCCCACCACACTATAACCAGACAGGCATTGAGTGCATACAAGCTATCTCTGCCGCTACTGATAAAGGATTTAAGTATTACCTGCAGGGTAATGTTATGAAGTACCTTTGGCGATTTGACTATAAGGATAAGCCGTTAGAGGATTTGCAAAAGGCCAAGTGGTACTTGGACAGGTTGATAGAAGAGGTTATGGCGGATGAGAGTTAAGATGTTCATAACCATTGACATTGACGAAGAAGAGTATCCCGTCCCTGCCGATGGGCAGGTGGGCGAGGAATTAGAGGACGGTATTCAGGAATACTTTTATGACATTGAGGGTGCCGACATTAGAAACATTAGAACGATTACGGAGTAAGAGATGATTAGTAACACACTTCCCACAGACTACCAGAACTTCATAGCACTCTCACGTTATGCACGATGGAAAGAAGACGAACAGCGTAGAGAGACATGGGGCGAAACAGTT